AATAAGTTCTGACTGAAGCAGGTTTCTCAGTAGGTTTAACGTGATCAGTCAATTCCATAGAAAGGATTTTTCCTTGAATTGACTTCGCGCCATATTTTCCGCCTTCAAAGGCGTTGGCGATTTCAGCGTATGTGTAACTTCCAGAGTTGTCTGTTACGAACGCTGATAAAGTTGCTTCTTCCTGTTCAGTAAAAGTTCTGCTAGAAACTGAAGATGCGAGTTCAACCTCGAATCCCATTTTTCTTAACTTAGAACTAACTGACCTAGGAGAAGTTTCAAGCTGGTCAGCTGCTTCCGCAACTGTAGCCTGAGATACGGGTGACTCCCCGCCTACGAACTCTGTTAATTCTTGAGTTCTTTCATCTGTCCACTTAGGTACTGCCATTATTTTCTCCAATTAGCTGTTTTATGTTTGTTACTATTCTTATTCCTTTTGATTCTGCTGACTTTGTTTTACTTGAGGCTACGCCACTTTCATTGATTAGGATAGTTACATCTTTTGTTAGAGTATCCTTTACTCGATATCCATATCTTTCTAAATCCTTTTTCGCATCTGCTTTCGTTTTGTATGAAGTCAAGCGTCCCGAGATACAAACTACTTCGTTTATATCTACGACTGGTACTCCTTCGAAAATGTCTGCTTTCCATGTGAAAGGCAAGTCTTTGTATCTGTTTTTGTATTCGTTGTTATACCAACTACAGATATTAGTTGTAACTTTTGGACCTAACCCCGCTTCACTACATCTCTTCTCGCTGATTTCTTCGACGTGTGAAATCTTATCGCATAATTTTTGAGAAGCTGTAGATCCAAAAAGTGGTATGGCAAAGGCTGGTAGTAACTCTTGAAGGTTAGCATTTTTACTTAATTCGATTTCATTTACTAACTTCGTTGCTAGTTTCTCTGAACCTAGCCTTTCCTCTATAAAATTTTGAGTCAATGAGTATATATCTTCTATACACTCCAAATCTAATTTTTCTACGGTCTTTGTTCCAAGACCTTTGATTCTAAGAGTTTTGGCAAAACCTTCGACAATCTTTGAATTCTTTGCTGGGCAACTTGAGTTGTTGCAATAAAGCTGATCGGTTATCAACTCTAACGATGTGCCACATGAAGGGCATACATCAGGAATTATTATTGCTTGTTGTTTCATCTACTCTTTTTATCAATTATTAATATTATACTAAATCTGACATCAAATGTCAAGATTTATTTTTCTGCAAGTCCTACAATTCTAGGAATTATTTCTCCTGACCTGATAACCTCAACCTTACAACCTATGTAAAGTCCGAGTGCTTCGATGTAAGACTTATTGTGTAGCGTTGCTCTACTGACTGTAGCCTCTCCTATTACGCAAGGTTCTAGAATAGCTACTGGTGAGACCACTCCTGACTTTCCTACTTGCCATACGACATCTAGCAAAGTTGTGATAACACCTTCTTTTTGTTCTTTTAATGCAAACGCCCCTCTTGGGTGGTGTGATGTATAGCCTAAATCTTTAAACTGTTTGTTATCATTGAGTCTCCATACTGTACCATCGTGAGGAAATACTGACAATCCTTCTTCCATTACAGTACTGAAACCATGTTGTTCTAGTAATTGCATATCATCTGTCCACTTTCGCATAGGGCTTGGTTCAAGTCCATATGCTACAAAAAACAAGTCTCGGGAGAGAAACTCGGGAATATCTTTCAGGTTTAAGGCACCTGCAGCATAGTTCCTCGAATTGGGTACGGATTTGGGAGCAACTACTTCCCCCGTGACTTGAAAAAGTTTAGAGGATACCTCTACTTTTTTAGGGATATTTTTCCATGCAAGGAACTTTTCTGTAATGTCTATACCTTTCTTCCCATCTCCTCGAGTGAGAACTTGTGAAAGCTCTCCCTCTACATACAGTAATGATACTGCTGATCCGTCTAGTTTAGGTGTGACTATTACGTCTCCTTGTGGAAGGGGACTGTCATCCCCTCTAAAAATTTTCTGAAGTGAATACATAGGAAAAGCGTGTGGGGTTCTGCCGCTAGGGGAACCAACTTTGGCATACTGAGCAATTTGTGCTAGTCTATCAAACTCCTCGTCTGATAGTGTTGGTACGCCTGCGTAGTAACCTTCGCTCGCTTTATCTAGTAACTTCGTTAATTTTTCCATTTATATATTATATCAAAATACAGTTGCCATGTCAAGAATTATTTTCCGATATGTTCCAAATCTTCCACAGGCACTACCTGATAGCTACCTTTGTTGTAAGGTATTGCTACTGTGTACTTGCGTTTGGCTTCCTCCTTGTAAGAGTCGTCCTCAAGTACACAAGGTGACAACTTGTCCCCTTGCCAAGAAGGATACTTCTCGGTGTGTGCGTTCATTTCTTCTATACGAAGTCGTGCATGCAAAGGAATCTTTGCCTGCGTCTGTGGTTTGCGTGGAGCCTTCTTCGACTTGCGTGGAAGGGGCTTACGTTTCTTGCCGTTAAAACTGTATCTCATGTTTCCGTATATTATTGCCATTGTGATATTATGAAGGCAATAGCTTGGTAAGTCAAGAAGTATTTGCGGTTTGGCGTCAAGAATATGAGTCTTCCATTATGTCTTTAAAGTACTCATATACTTCTGCTTTGTTCTCTGTTAGTGAGAGTAGTTCCACTAAGCCAGCGAACATTTCTCTTGAATTAGATAAGTCGAGTGGCATTGAAACTCCTTCTTTCGTTGCTTGCCACTCACCTTCAAAATCTAAGTAATATTTTCTGAAGTGTAAGTATTCCTTTCCATAGAATGTGTTTACTACTAAGCGTATCTGCTCGTAGCCATCTTCGCTCTCGTGAATAATACGAGAATAAAATTCTGGTTCCTGAAATATATCTACCATCGTGTGTTCCTCAATATACTTGATAAAGGTGTGATATTAGTCACGTTGGCAGGTCTGAGTAGGCGATACGAGTCCGTATCCCAACACCATAAAAGAACTGTATCTTTTGTTGGGCGTGCTCTGTTACGCTTTTTCTGTATGTATGGGGTTGAAAAATCTAAAGTACAGACATTGTACTTTAACTTCCGAGAATTAGTGCTTCTGTATGTGATTATTGCATCACCACAGTCTGTCACCTTTTTAATAAATTCGTCTCTTTTCACGAGTGATTCCTTGTTTTGGTTATAAGAAACCACGCTACCGAGTATTTTAATTCAAGAAATATGCTAAAACTTTTGAATGTAAAAATGCTAGGAGTAGCTCACTACCCCTAGCATTCCTCAGGTGGGTTAATCGTTTACTGCGTTAATAACTCCAGCTAGATACTGTGCAGCTTTACCAGAAAGCTTTGATATTATATCCATGTCGGGTTCTTGTCCTGCGTCTGATATGGCTCCTGCAAGCTCCTGATGCATTGCATCTTTACTTACTCTACCACCACCAGTACTGCCGCCTGATGAACCACCTGCTGAAGGATTCTTTTTAACATATACGCCAGCCCTTGTAAGTATCATTCTGACTCCATTTGGGCTCTCGCCTAATTCTTCAGCAATGTCCTTCACTATCTCCATACTTGTTTCTGGAGTAGGCGATGCTTCTGTATACATATTAACTGCTTGTTCTTTTGATTCGTCTGTCCAAGCCATTCTTCGTCTCCTTTTTGTACCTCGATAGCCAGGGTAAGAACCTGTCGCCTCGAGTTGTTGTTGATAAAATCTGTCTCCCATATTTATATTATAGAAGACATTACTATAAAAGTCAAGAAACATTTAGTGTGATGCTCTCCATAAAGCATCTTCTGCTCTCTCATCTGTCCACTTTTCTCCACAATCTTTGCACGTCATGACAGGTACGATGACAGCAACTGAACGTTGCTCTACATCATACTGTACTATGTCAGCTCTCTGATTTATGTTGAGACTGTTGCAATTTGGACAGTTCATGATTCTCCTTTAATAGTTTTTCTACTTTCTGATACAGACTGTACACTTTCCTATTGAGTTCACGGATTTCCCGTTCGTACTCATTTCGTGGAGTTCCGTGCTTGTTGTCGGTATCTTCATTCATATTTTCTATTATACTAAATTATTAACCAAATGTCAAGAACTATTTTTCTTCTGGTTAGGTTCCTATTTGACTCCATTGATATACTTTAACTTCTCTTCTGCTGTAGCGGCAATTCCAATCTGCTCGTCAATTGCAGCTATAACATCTGGATGTTCCCCTATACCTACGGGGTGCTTTAAATAAATTTCTATGTTAGCATTTGCGGCTGCTATTTCACCTTCGTACTTTTTCTCAAGTGCGGCTTTTAATCTATCTTTCATTGTCATTTCCTAGTATTGAGTTGACAAATGCTTTTGTGAACTCTTCCGTGTTTAATATTATTATAAGTAATGCAGGTGCAAATATAAAAGAGAATGCAAAACAAAGGAACAAATAAAGTCCTTTGTTTTGACAAACAATATTTTCTGGGTCTAGTTGTTCAGCGACTAAAAATGCTGGGTACCAAACTGTCACCATTGTTGAGAGTGCACCTGAAAAAGCAAATAACAAATAGAAATATAACGATTCCATATGTTCTCCTTTTCATTACTCGAACGTTACTCCGTACTCTTTTAAATGCTCGAGACTTCCTAGACGATATGCTAGTGCAACTCCGTTGTATCCAAGCTTCTTTCTGCCTGACCACCAACCTAGCGTCTTGATTGATTCGTCATAATGATATAATCCATAGTTGTAGACTGAGTATAGTTTTGCTCCATACTTTTCTTCATAGTCTAAAGGCTTGACACCTGGGCGGCTTTCTTGCCACTCGAGTGTCCACTCTTGTCCTACAATGCACGGCATATGACATTGAGAGTTCCAAGCTATTTCACCTTCTTGAAACTCCTCCTTTATACATACATCAGGAAGTAAAACTTCTGATGCCTTTTCTTCTCCTACAGGTCGTCTAGGTACTCCTACTCTGTCAATAATTCCTTTGACAAAAGCTGATGACCTGTATAATCTTTTTGCAATATCTGTGATGCTATCACCTTCGATATAATCTGTAATTGCTTGTTGTATTTCATGTTTGGCAGCAGGCTTTCCTTTATTCATAGCCTTTCGAGTTGCAACTCGTTCTACCTCTGCATGATACTCTTCTAAAATGTTGTTAAGTCTTGTCGTATTATAACTAATTCTTAACATTTCACAAGCTACTTTCTTTGTAGCTCCTTCTTCGAGTGCTGCCAATACTCTTTTTATATTTGCAGTGCTCAAGTCCTCATGACTTCTTGTTCTGATTCCGCGTTTCGCCATATTAATCCATGTGTAGTTGTAGTTGTTGTTCATACTCAGCAAACTTTTCTTCTTCTTGTTTGTCGAGCATACCTAGTAAAATTACTGCGTAGTGAATAATCTTGTATAGGTCTGCTTCGTTTCTGCCTTGTTTTTTACCATATCTTTGGGCATACTTCATTATGTTTCCTATACAAAACCCTTCACCGTGCTGTGAGTCAAAAATAACTTCTGTAGTTTGAATGTTTCCTTTACCATAATGTTGTTCGTAGGTCAGGTCTATATATCCTTTTACTACTTTCAATATATGGTCTTCATTAAACTTGTAATTAATTTTATTCTCTGACATTAATTTTCCTCCTGCCAATCACACACTTTATAATCTAGCCACTCATCGGCTGGTCTATCACCAAGCTCTTCTCTTGGCTCATACCAATCAAAGTCTTCTCCAAGTTCCTCAATACCTAACTCAGTTGTTAACCACTCTGATATTTCATCCCACTCGAGTTCCTCTACTGAGGAGATGCCGCCTTCGACATGGGCTACTCCGATAAAGTTTCTGAACTCGTCTTCATAAGACATTTTAATTGTGTGGTTAGAATCAAACTGAAATAGATATGTGCTTAGATACTCAAGTAACTCTACTGGGGGTGACCATGCAGAATACCCTGAAAAGTATTCTTCTCCGAGGTCTTCTATGTGACACCACTTTGCACCAACGTTGTTTACGTAGTACTCCCATGAGTTTTCTAAATAATCATCTTCATCATAAGTTCCGACAGGCATAAACCCAAGTTTATCTATGTCGATAACTGTATCATGATAATGTTTCTTTCCATCAGTGTCAGTATAGAAATGAGACTTTTCTGTTACCATAACATCTTTAAATGCTTTCAAACATTTCTCATTTCCGTTTATACCAACTCCGAAATATACATGATTTGCCATTATATATCTCTCCTTTCTTTATCTATAGCTATCTGTTCTGCTATCTCCTCACCAAATAGTTTTTTATCTTCCCTCCAAGCTTCTACTTCTGCAAAGGCTTGTCTATGGTGTGCTGGTATTTTTCTTTCTTTCACTATATATCTCCTTCTTTTCTATGTTCTGATTTTGATACTTCGAAACCATTTGGGTATCTGGCTTCGAGTTTTTTGATGTTTTCTTCCATCACTTCTTGTGGTGTATAGCCTAGTGCTGTACAACCCTGTACCCAATACCAAAGGACATCTCCTAACTCACGTTTGAGATGAAACCTTTCATCGGGTGTGTATTCTTTCCCCTGAAAGATAATCTTTTTGATTATCTCCGAGAACTCTCCTGATTCAGCTTGCATACCAATAGATGCAGTAAGTAACTGCGAAAACTCTACTGGCTTATGTGCTTGCGTGCATTGTTCTCTTAATTCTAGTAACCTGTCTGATAATACTCTTGTATCTAAACTTTCTGTAGAAGTAGTACTCAATACAAAGTTACCGTAATCGTCAAATGTTGCTTTTTCCATTAATGTAATTTCCTCCTTCCTTCTTTATAGTTTTCTAACCACTTCTCTCTATCTTCTTGAGTGAAAGTGGGTGGAAAACATACTGTTATTCTTGGTTTATCTTGTAATACGATTCTCATAATCTGCTAACTCCTCATCCCACCATTCAGGCTTGTCTCGTCCTTTCCAGCTGGCAAATGTTGCCTTGTCAAAGTGGTAGAAGTCGCGATATGACTGTATCGCGTCATCGGACTTAAGATCATCTGGCATTGCCATTGCAAAAGGTGTAAGTCCAAGTCGTGGTAGGTGTTTAAGGTCGGGTAACCGAAGTACCACCTCTTGCACAGACTTGTGGGTCTTTCCATATCTATACCCATACTCGTCGTTGAGAGCGAGTGCATAGCAGTATAACCACTCGTAGTTGTCGAGTGATTCCCTTGCCCAGATAGTGCAGGGGTGGTTATGCATAGTAGGGAGATAAGGTACATAGCGGGGGTCTTTAGCTTTGACCTCTCGTAATAATTGTAATTCATTTTTCTCCAGTTTTCTTGGTTTATATCCTAGATAGTGGTCAATCCAATGTGTAGTACATAGCATTTGAGCTGCCTCCAAAGGCATCTTTACAATATGTTTGTCTACATGGTACTCTGCACATTTGTCAATGTCGTTGTCTAAGATAAATATATTCATAGTAGTATTATACTAAAATTAAGTTGATAAGTCAAGATATATTTTGTGCTAAGGTAGGAACAACACCCAAATGCATGGGTGTTGTTAGTGTGTGCTTCAGCAGAACAGAGTGCATTCTGTAGAAAAGATCACCTCCTTCATACTCTGCGCGTAGCGTAGCTGAAGGGTTTAATCTTTTTGTCCTGCTGTTGGAGCTTTGTGGGTTCCAGCGTATAGTCCAAACCATGCTGCCCCTGCTCCGACTAATACGGATATTAGTCCTGATTGTTCCAAGCTAGGGTCAGGTAAATCCATGAACCAGAACGTTGCGAAATATAAAAGAAACATATAAATACTTAGAAATGCTCGAGGAAATATCCTCCAGCTATCTACCATCTGTGCAAGAAAGATACCTTTCTGCCATGGGTTATTGTTCTTTGAATCTTCTAATTCCCTTATTCTGTCCTTGAGTTCTGACTTTTCTTGGAGGAGTGCCATGAACTTATTAAGGTCAATTTCGACCTCGTTTCTGTCCATGTCTCCTGAGAATTGTCCTGGTGGCATTGACATTGTTCAGCCTCCTAGTTCTCAGCTTTGTAGCAAGTCCACAGTCCATATACAAGTCCTGCTGCGGCTAACCACTTTGCTAAACCTCCTGTGAGAAGTACTAAGCCGCATGCTACGACTATTACTGCACCGTCCCAAGAAGTTCTCTCAGACACTCTGTCTTTAATCCAATCCATCTATTTCTCCATCGAGTTGCTCTTGCAACTCCTTAACCTCTAGCTCTAGTCTAGCGATTTCGTTTACGTTTTTACAGACTGCGATCTTACGCTCGAGTACTGTAATACCCATTGCCAGATTATTTCTTCTGACCTGAGACTTATTTGTCATTTAAAATCCTTGACCCATTTATGAAGGGGGTCTTCCTTATCTATTGGTGTTATGTCTACTCCGTAGAATGTAGCAATCTTATCGCCTTGTACGTAGTCTTTTACCCACTCGCGAGGATGCCCATGCTTTTCCACATCTACTTCAACTGTTAGTTTGATTTCAAATGCTTGTTTCATTTCTGCTCCTTTTTCGGTGGCATAGTCACTTTTCGATAATATACTACTACGTCTTTCATTTCTGTAATGTACCTTTTGAGTTCCTGCATATTGTACGCCATCACTTCGTAATCAGGTATCGACATAGCAAGAAAGATTACTTCACCTTCTTGTTCTTTGATATCTGCGATAAATGTATCTAAATTTTTGTCTGTTACGGCAAACCACTTCGGTTGTTTGAGGTCAATCTCACGAGGCATGACGGGTTGTACGATTGTACGTTCCATCGGTTTGGCTTGAACTTCTATCTGTTTAGTTCCCAGCATGCTGCAACTGGAGACCATCATCGAGATCGTCAACAGTGCCGCTAAGTTTTTCGATTTCCTCGAATATGTGCTTTGTTCCATTGTTTATTTTCCTTTCCATTTTTACTGGGTCTTCCAGTATCTTTGCAGACAACTCATAGTTTGCTATGAACTGTGAGTATCTGTTTAATTCTCTTTGAGCTTGTTGACTTAATAAAGTCTGTGCTTTCAAAGCCTCAGTTTGTAGGGAGAAGTCTTGTTGCAAACTTTCTATAGCTTCTTTCTGTGTTGCTACTGCACCTTCAAGTGCGAGATTATTTGCTGAAAGAGTTTTGTTCTCTCCGTACAACCACCAACAGCCAAGTCCAAGTACTACTATAAGCCCTATTAAAAATTGGTTCATAATTGTTCTATCCTATAATTTAGTCCATCAGCTCCTCGTATTTCAACTAAGTCTCCTTCGTGTGTTACGAACTTTAGATACTTCTCTTGTCTTTTGTGAAACTTCTTTACTATAAACTCTTGATCGTCTTGATCGCCCCAAGTGTTATTGTAACTAACCTTGAGAGTATATCTTGGGAATAGCCTAGAAATGAGCCAAAGCCAAAAAGCTTTTACTCTTTCTTTTAGCCTACCCACAAGTCAGCCTCTGCTTGTCTACGTCTGGTCAGTCCTTCTAAAACTTTGCCAGACGCTTTGTTCCACCTTAACATTTCTGATGGAACGGAATTCTTATCACCTGCATTTAATTTTTTCAGAAGTGTACTACTCTGTAAGTTTCCAACTCCTAAATTGTAAGTCCATGATGTCAATGCATCAAACTCTTTTTGTGTAAGTTCAACGTCAACTACTCTCAGTACTTGCTCTCCGAACTCTACTAATTCTTCTAATAAATCTCTTTCTGCTTGTAATTCTGTGATTACATCGCCCTCTTTTACATTTCTTGTGCGACCATACCCTATTGTCCATACGTTAGCTGGGCATAAGTACGCTTCACTCTCGAACCCTTCGAAGTGTTTTACTAACTCTATACATTCATTACTTGGTTTCATTTAAAATCCCATTGATATTCCGCACCCACAGGCACTTATCACATTAGGGTTGTGTATTTCAAACCCTGTCTCTACTATTGTCTCTTTCCAGTCTATGATAGACCCCTGAAGAAACCCCATACTGTGCATGTCGATGACTAGCATATCGTCGATTATGTGGTCGTCATTGTTTGCTAACTCGGATATATCCCACATATACTGGAAGCCATTGCAACCTCCACCAGAAAGAG